AAGCCAATGCTGGCGATCGCCGCGCGGCGCGGGGAGTTGCTGGAGGTGTTCCGGTATCACCAGCGGCTGCCGGTGCAGGTGCAGATCGGGCACGCCTACCGGGGTGTGGTGCTGCCGTGCCTGTGGCAGGAGGAGGACCGGTCGGCGGGTGCGTTCCCGTCCGGGGATGTGTACCCGCTGGCGGTGCCGTGATGGCCGCCGAACGCGCGCACGGCACACCCGCGCGGTACATCATGGACCGCTGCCACTGCGACGCCTGCCGCGCCGCGAACACCGCCAACCAGGCTCGCTACCGGCGCCGCAAGGTGCAGGAACGCTGGGGGATGGTGCCGCCGCACTTCGTGGACGCCGGCGAAGCCCGCGAGCACGTCCGCGCGCTGATGGCCGCTGGCATGGGCTGGTTGCGGATCGCACAGCACGCTGGCGTGAGCGAGGGCGCGGTGTCGCGGCTGCTGTATGGGCAGCCGTACAAGGGCACCCCGCCGTCGGCGCGAATCACGCTGGTCAACCACCGCAAGCTGCTGGCCGTGCAACTCGATATCGCTGGTGGCCGGCATGTGGACGCGACCGGCACGCGGCGGCGGTTGCAGGCGCTGATGACGGTGGGTCGGACCGGGGCGGAGTTGATGGTCGCGATCGGTGATGTACGTACCCGGTTCGCGGCGCTACTCGCCCAGGAGGTGGTCACCGCGCAGAAGGCGCGGACGGTGCGTGACCTGTACGAGCGGTGGTGGAACGTGACGCCGCCGACCGATACGCGGGAGCAGCGGATCAACGTGTCGAAGGCGCGGAACTTCGCTGCCAGGCACGGGTTCGCGCCGCCGATGGCGTGGGATGACGACACGATCGACGACCCGTCGGCCGAGCCGGATTTCGGCGCGCGTGACCCAAGGACGGGGGTGGATCTGGCTGAGGTTGCCCACCTGCGTGCCGGCGGTTGCTCGGATGAGGAGATCGCGCGCCGGCTGGGTGTGACGGTGAGCGGCTTGTCTCAGGCGGAGTGGCGTGCTCGTAGGACTGGTGTGGCGTGAGCGGGCTACTCGCCGTCGGCCGGGACGCGAGAACGCCGACCGTCGACGAGGACGGTCGGCGTGGGGACGGCGGCTCAGGCTCCGCCGCCATCGACGGATTCGACCGCCGACGCGATGTCGCTGTCCTGGATGGCCTGGCGGATGAGGTCGGCGGCGTCAGGCCGTGCCGGGTAGGTGCCGTACCAGTGGCGACCGTGCAACTCGATGCCCGTGTCGGCCAGCAGCGCGTTGATCTGGGCTCGCCACGCATCGGTGCTGGCGTAGAGGCCCCAGTCGCCCAGCTCGGTCGTCGTGGTCATGGTGCCCTCCGTGGTTCCTGGTGTGATGCCACCATGATAGGCCACATCATGTGGCGTGTCAATGGATTATTCGGCCTGCTCTGCGGCGCGGACGATGCGGCGGACGTGCTCACGGGCGTAGCCGGTCACGGCGACGATCTCGACCTGGGGCCGGCCGGCGCGGGCGGCGGCGACGATGGCCTCGGCGAGCGCGGCGCGGCGTTCCTCGAGCGTCTTCTCGGCGCGGCGGAATGCGCGGGCGGCTTCTTCGAGGCTCATGTCCCAAGGATCGCACACGGTTGGTGGCCACACAACGTGGCCTCACGATGCCACTTGACGTGGCCACCTCTGGATGCCACACTATGTGGCATAAGCGGTTCACCAACCGGAAAGGAACTGGAGAAATGGCCAAGAACCAGATCAAGCAGGAAGCCTCCAGGTGCGAGAACTGCGGAGCGGCGGCCACGACGAGGTACTTCGGCCGCGACATGTGCCAGAGCTGCCGGGACATCGCCGCGAAGCTCGACGACGAGCCCGCCCGCCGCGACCGCCGCTGATCCGCCCGGCCGGGGGCTTCGGCCCCCGGCCCACCCCGCCGACCACCCGCCCCGCCTGGAAGGACCCGAGATGATCAGCACCACCCTGACCAGCCTCGTCGACGACGAGGACGACTTCGACCTCGACCCGCGTGACTGCGCCGGCAACAGCCACCTCCTGATCGAGTGCCAGTACACGGCTATCAGCGCCCGCTGCGCCTGCGGTTCCACTGTCAAGCGCCTGGCCAACGGCCGCTGGGTGCACCCGGACGGCCGGGTCGCGTGCCCGCCGTACGAGTGCGGGTGCGGGCAGCGCCACAACGTCCGCGCGTCCTGACCGCCCGTGTGGGGCCGGAGTGTGACCGGCCCGCGCACAGACAGCCAGAGCGCCCAGTCTTGAGAGGACCCGCGATGACCACCACCACGATCCCCGTCGCGCCGAGACCACCCGCCGCCGTCCGGCCGCTCTCGCCCCGTGTGGCCGCGCCGACCGTCCGCGAGTGCGTGCGCTGCACCTGGCGCGACTTCGGCGCCACCGGCCTGCCGCAGGACTTCCGCGCCGAGTACGAGGACGAGCTGCGCGACGCGGCGCTGGAGGCGATCCGGCGGCCGCTGATCGAGGCGTGGCGCGCCGCCGGCTACCGCGCCGTGCTGGGCGGGCCGGAGCACTGCGTGTGCGAGGAGCTGTCCGCCGACGACCCGGACCCGGAGGTGTGGATCGCGGTGCGGCAGCGCGCGGTCGACCTGCTGGACCCGGACGAGGTGCTGGCGGTGGCCGGCCTGGCCGGCGAGTACGAGGCGTTCCGGGCGCGCGAGGACGGCGACCACTGATGACCGAGGACCAGATCTTCGCCGAGTGGGTGATATTGGAACTGATGGGCCACCGCCGGCTCGCGGGGTTCCTCACCGAACAGGAGATCGCCGGCAAGGGCTTCCTGCGACTGGAGATCCCCGGCCAGCCCGGCGCGACGCAGCTGTACAACCCGACGTCCGTCTACTGCATCACCCCGACCAGCGAGGCGATCGCCCGCGCGGTCGCGGCGACCAGCCAGCCGGCCCCGGTGCAGCGGTGGGAGTTGCCGACCGCAGCCACCCGCGACGAGGAAGCTGCCGAAGCCCGGCGCGCTGTGTTCGCCGAAGACGAAGGGCCGTTCTGATGGCCGCCATCGACGGCCGGAACTGGACCTGGCCGGCCGGGAATCACTCGCTCGTCGTCGAGCCGACCGCGGCCACCGACCACGGCGTCACGGTGTGTGTGTACGACGAGACCGGCGACGGTCCCGGCGTCGTGCTCACCACGGCGCAGGCCCGGTCGGTCGCGGCGGCCCTGCTGGCCCGCGCCGACCTGCTCGACGGCGGATCAGCCGACGCAGCGCGGGGTGCGAGGTGACCGCCGCCGAGCTGGTCGGCCAGTTCACCGAAGGCTCACCGGAATGGCAGGCCGCACGCGAGGGCGCTATCACCGGCAGCCGCATCGCCGCCGTCTGCGGCCTCTCCCCCTGGGAGTCCCCGTTCTCCCTGTGGCACCGCATGATGGGCGTCGCCCCACCCCAACCCGTCAACGACCTCATGCACTGGGGCGCCCGGCTCGAACCGGTCATCCTCGCCGAGTACGCCGACCGCCGGCGCTTCGTCGGCCACCAACTCGCCGTCAAACCGGGCCTGCACCGCAACCTCGACCGGCCCTGGCAGATGGTCACCCCCGACGCCGTCAACGCCGACCGCATCGTGGAGATCAAATACACCCCGACCGCCGACGGCTGGGGCGACTCCGGCGGAGACGAGATCCCCGTCTACTACCGCGCCCAGGTCCAGTGGCAGATGGACTGCCTCGGCCTGGCCGTCGCCGACGTCGCCGTGTGGATCGGCGGGTCGGCGGACTACCGCGAGTACGAGGTCGCCTACGACCCGGCCGACGTCGCCGTGATGCGCGCCAAGGCGACCGCGTTCCTGGCCACCATCGACACCGGCCAACGCCCCGCGATCGACGGGCACGACGCCACCTACCAGGTCATCCGCGACATGCACCCCGACATCGACGACGTCAAGGTCGACCTGCCCGCCGACGTGGCCGAGAACTACCTCGCCGCGCTCACCTGGCTGGACGCGGCCGAGACCGCGAAACAGCAGGCCGTCGCGGAAGTCCTACACGCCATGGGCCGTGCGCGGCGCGGCATGCACCGCGGCCAGCAGATCGCGATGCGCATCCCCGGCCGCGGCGGCAACCCGCCGTTCCTGCGGCCCACCCTCCCCAAGTCCACCGGCCAGACCGTCAGGAGCCTCACGTGACCAGCACCGTGTCCACCGAAGTCGCCACCCGCGAAACCCCCACCCCCGGCCGGATGGTGTCCACCCACAGCGCCGACATCGCGCTCGTGCTGCCCTCCCACGTCAAACCCGAGACCTGGGTGCGGGTCGCGCAAGGCGCACTCAAGCGTGGCAAACGCACCACGATCGAGCTCAACGGCCGCAAGCAGACGTGCACTGAGCTGGAACTGGCCGCCGCGAACAACCCCACCGCGTTCATGGCCGCCGTGATGGACGCCGCCCGCCTCGGCCTGGAACCCGGCACCGAGCAGTACTACCTCACGCCGCGCCGCGTGAAGGTCGACAAGAACGTCTACCGCACCGAGATCCTCGGCATCATCGGCTATCAGGGCTACATCGAACTGATGTACCGCGCCGGTGGTGTGTCCACGATCGTCGCCGAGTGCGTCTACACCAGCGACCGGTTCGAGTACCGGCCCGGCCAGGACAAAGTGCCCAACCACGTCATCGACTGGGACGCCGACGATCGCGGGTCGCTGCGCCTGGTGTACGCGTACGCGATCATGCGGGACGGGTCGACGTCGAAGGTCGTGGTCCTGAACAAAGCCGCCATCGAGACGATCAAGAAGTCGTCCGAGTCGGCGAAGTCCGAGTACTCGCCGTGGGTCAAACACGAACCGTCGATGTGGCTCAAGAGTGCCATGCGGCAACTCGCCAAGTGGGTGCCGACTAGCGCCGAGTACCGCACCACGGTCGAGGCGTCGGCCACGGCGGGACAGCAGGTGGTTGAGCAGGTCGAGCGCCGCGACTTCGCGCCTGCGCTGGAAGGCCCAGCGCAGCACGGCGACGACTGGGTTGAGGACGACGCCGTCGACGCCGAGCTCGTCGACGACCCGCCGCCCAGCGAGCCGGCCGCCCGCCCGGTGCCCGGCCAGGACGCCGCCTCCATCACCGACCAGCTCACCGCGTGCGGCCGGACCGACCGCACCAGCATCCGCGTCGCCCTCTCGGCGCTCACCGGCCGCCCGGTCGCCTCGGTGGCCGCGCTCACCGCCGCCGAAGCCGTCACCGTGGCCGGCGAGCTCGCGGTGTGCGTGGTGGCGGACGACCCGGTCGACGCGCTGGACATGTTGATCGTGGACTGCCAACGCGACGCCGACGAACAGGCCAACCAGTGACCGCGCGGATGCGTTGCCGCGCCAGCAATCCGCATCGCCGGATCGAGCACACCACCCCGACCCCGTACCCTTCCGCCGCCACACCACCACCAGGAGCCCGACCGTGACCACCACCGACAGCACCGACATCACCATCTACGTCGGCATCGGAAACTCGGACAACAAACTCACCCAGCGGCAGTGGTCGGACTTCTGCGCCAACATCCACACCTACCTGCGCACGGTCGCCCTGGACTTCCTCGGCGAGTGGCACAGCTTGCCCACCGCGCCGTGGCAGAACGCCGAGTACGCCGCCACGATCCGTGCCGACCGTCTCGACGACGTCCGCGGTCGGCTCGCCATCTACCGGAAGGACTACATCCAGGACAGCATCGCCCTGGCCATCGTGGACCGGACGGAGTTCATCCGATGACCGAGCACAGACTCGCCCCGACCTTCCGCCTCATCTCCCACCACCTACCCGAGTACGGGCGCGGCTTTGAGGGCGTCCGGGTCATCGCCGCCTGTTCGTGCGGCGAAAAGCGCCCCGCCGACGGCTACGGCGGCTGGTGGGCGTGGCATCTCGCGCACGCACTCGACGACGCCGCACTCCCCACACCACCAGTCGCCGACCTGCTTGCCGAGATCGGCGAACAGCAGGAACGCGCCGCCCGCAACCACCGTGAGGCGCTCCGCGCGATCGGCGCCCTGGAGGCCCAGCGAGTCTTGCGCCGCTCCGTGCAGGCCGAACTCGACCGCCAGACCGCCAGCGCCACCGCCGCTCTCAACGCCTGCCACCGCGACGCCGTCCCCAAGCACGTCGTCGGCGAGGCACTGCTCGGCTACTGGGCCGCGCAGGAACACATCCGCGGCGAACTCCTACGGGCAGGCCAGCCATGACCGAGACCCGCGACCAAATCGCCTACGCCATGGGCTGGACCAACGGCCACTTCGGTGACGTCCTCGACGCCATCATGGCCATCGTCGATCCCATCACGCAGCAGCGCGACCACCTGAACAACGAGCTGGCCGCCGCGCGGACCGCGCTACTCGACCGCGTCGGCGAAGTCGCCGCGCTCAAACACCACCTCGCCCACACCGTCGTGCTCCCACGGGACTGGCGCCAGCACATTCACGACGTGCTCACCAGCGGCGGCGTCACAGCGGTGGCCGACCTGCTGGAGTCCTGGCGTGTAGCGGCGGTGCGGCCATGACTCAGTCCGTCATCCCCGTCGACCAGCCGGCCGTGCTCGTCGACGTGTTCGTGCCCGGCCGGCCCGCACCCCAAGGCTCCAAGCGGTACCTCGGCCAACACGGCGGGAAAGGCATCACCGTCGAGATGTCCAAGAAGGTCGCACCCTGGCGCACCGACATCCGCGACGCACTATGTGCGCGAGGAACGTGGTGTCGAATCGACGCAGCACGCCCGGTCGCCGTGCAGCTCCAGTTCGTCATGCCCCGGCCAGCAAGCGCGCCAAAGCGCCGCACACCACCGGCCGTGAAACGGCCCGACCTCGACAAGCTGGTGCGGGCCGTGCTCGACGCCATCGGCAGCGCCGGCATCTGGCACGACGACAGCCAAGTCGTCGACCTCCGGGCCACCAAACGCCTCGCCGAGCTTGCCGAGCCGGCCGGCTGCCACATCACCATCCAGGAGGCCCGATGACCCACCGCGTGAACTGGGCCGCGCTCGCCGACGCGCTCGACATGGCCTGCGAAATACGCGACGTCTCCCTCCGCGACGTCGCCACCGAGATCGGCATCTCACCCAGCGGCCTCACCCGCCTACGCCAGGGACTCCACCTGTCCGCCGACGGCGTGGCCACCCTCGTCGCCTGGCTGTACCCCCAGCGCATCCCCCACTGGATCGAGAAGGCCACATGACCACCATCCTCACCGCGCCGGCCACGGCCACACCGCACCAGCCCACGCCGCTGTGGCACCTCCGCCTACACGACACCCCCTGTTCCGTGTGCCACCGCCCCGCCACCAGCATGGCCGTCTACCCCAGCCACCGCCTCGTCCACCACTACGGCGCCCCGCCCTGCGCCATCCCCAACCCCCCGCGCAACACGACCACCTGCCGGGACACGCCATGAGCAACGCCAGCACGTGGCTGATCAGCCACGCCGCCCACCCCAGCGGCGACACGAAACCCTGCGCCGGATGCGGCCGCACCATCTACCGCACCAGCCACATGGACACCCGCGCCTGGCGCGACCGCCGCTACTGCACGAAGTCCTGCGCCGCCACCGCCACCAACCGCACCCGCGCCGCCGCCGACATGGACCAGACCTGGCGCTCGAACGCGGCCTGCCGCGACAGCCGACTCGAGTTCGTGCCCGACACCAAGGCCGCCGGCCGGGCGCCCGCCGCCCTCTGCCACAGCTGCCCGGTCCGAGCCGCGTGCCTGGCCTACGGCGTCGCCACCCGCCAGTGGGGTGTGTGGGGCGGCCGGTGGCTCGACCCCTGGGCCACCAGAGCCCGCCGCGTCACCACGATCTGATCCACAGCACTATCCACACCTGAGTTCAACCGGAGGCGCCACCTTGGCCAGGATCCGCTCGGTCAAACCTGAGTTCTTCGCCTCCGAGGACGTGTCGGCGTTGCCACTGCGCGCGCGCCTAACATGGATCGGTCTGTGGACGCAATGCGACGACCACGGCCGCACCAAGGACCAGGTGAAGCTCATCAAGGCGGCCGTGTGGCCGTTGGACAACGTCGCACTGCGCGACGTGGAAGACGATCTCGCTGTCCTCGCCGACCGCGGCCGCATTGTGCGCTACGTGGTCGGCGAGGACCGGTTCCTGGCGGTGGTGAAGTGGCACTACCACCAGAAGCCGAACCGGCCCGGCGCGCCGAAGTTCCCGGCGCCCCCGGTCGGTATCCCGACGCCCGCGCCGGGCGAGGACGGGCACTGTGCCCCGTGCTACGCCCACTACATCGCTCACGGAACACTCACTGAGTCGTCAGTGCCTGTGGATAACTCCATTGTGGACATCACAGCAGGTCACAGCCCCATGGGGGGTTTCACTGACGACTCACTGAACAGTCACGGAGGGCTCACTCCAGGAGGGGAGAGGAGAGGAGGGGAAAGGAGGGGGGACACGCGCGCGAGCGCGCCCCCACCCCCACACCGCCCACGATGCCCCCGCCACACCCACCTCCCCGACGACGACCCCGGCCCCAACTGCCGCGACTGCCGCGACGCCCGCCTCGCCGAAGAACGCAACGACGCCGCCGTCGAACGCGCCCTCCGGCACGCCATCCGCGCCTGCCGGCTCTGCGACGGCGACGGCTGGCGCTGGATCAACCCCCAACGCCGATCGCTCGGCGTCCGCAGCGGCCCCACCGCCCGATGCGACCACCAACCCGCGCAGCTCAACGACGACCAGGCAGGCCAACCATGACCGACGAGCCCGACCTACTCACCATCCGCCAAGCCGCTACCAGACTCGCCATCAGCCGAGCCACCACCTACCGGCTCATCGCCGCCGGCCACCTCCGCACCATCCACGTCGGACGCGGCCGCCGCATCATCACCCAATCCCTCACCGACTACGTGAGACACCAGGAGACAACCAGACACAACTAGAGACACCAGGAGACAGAAACCCTTACCCACCAACACAACCAGCTAAACCCAGACATTCGACAAACAGCCCGACGCCACCTACCCTGCGCTCAACGGCACGTGATCACCACGGCCACCAACGGGGCAAAGGCGGTGGCGATGAACGACGAAATCTCCACCTGGACCCCCAACTCAGGCACCCCTAACAACCCAGCCGACATCGCAGCCCGCCGCGCCTGGATCGTCCAACGACACCACGAAGGCTGGACCTTCGACCGGATCGCCCGCGAACTCGGCATCAGCCGGCCGCGCGCCCACGAGATCTACTGGGACGCCATCAACGCCATCCCGGCGAAGACCGTGAGCGAACACCGCGCGGCGATGGTGGATCAACTCGCCGAGGTCATCCGCGTGGCGAACGGCGTGCTGCACGGCGCGCACCTGGCGCACTCGAACGGCCGTGTCGTCGTCCACCCGGCCACTGGCCAGCCTCTCACGGACGACGCGCCGAAGCTGGACGCGGCGCGCACGATCGTCGCGGCGCACGCCCGGCTGGCGAAGCTCGTCGGGGCGGACGCACCCACGCAGGTGGCGCAGGACGTGACGGTGAACTACACCGTCGGCGGCGGCGTCGACGTCGCACGGGACCTCACATGACCAACGACAAGGCCACCATCCCGGCGTCCCAGGCCGTCACCTGGACCGACATCGAAGCGATGTACCGGACACTGGCCGGCGCGCCGGTCGTAGCGAGGCCGGACTGGCCACCCTATGCGGCCAGCGTCCTTCCCAGCGGGGAGTCGCGGTACGCCGATTTCATGCTCACTGGCCACTACCCGTTGCCGGACTCCGTGCGTGACGCATGCCCACCCACCGCGCCGCTCCTCGGCGGCCAGCCATGACCGCCGCCGTGGCCGAGCGGGCCGTCGCCCACCACTACGAACCCCGCGGCGCCGCCATCGAACTGATGCGCTGCCGAGCCGGCGAAGTCCTCCTGTCCGGGCCGGCCGGCACCGGCAAATCCCGCGCTTGCCTCGAAAAGGTCCACCTGATGTGCCTGGCCAACCCGGGCATGCGGGCACTATTCCTGCGCAAGACCCAGAAGTCCCTCGCCTCCACCGGACTGGTCACGTTCCGGGAGAAGGTCGCGGCCGAGGGCATCGCCGCCGGCGTGCTGAAGTGGTTCGGTGGGTCGACACAGGAGGCCGCGTCGTACCGCTACCGCAACGGCTCGGTGATCGTGGTCGGCGGCCTGGACGACCCCACGAAAATCATGTCGTCCGAGTACGACGTGATCTACGTGCAGGAAGCCACCGAGCTCACCCCCGACGACTGGGAAGCCTGCACCACCCGCCTACGCAACGGCCGCGTGTCGTTCCAGCAGCTGCTGGCCGACTGCAACCCCTCAACCCCGACCCACTGGCTGAAGAAGCGCTGCGACACCGGCCAGGCCGTCATGCTCTACAGCCGGCACGAGGACAACCCGATCTACTTCGGCCCCGACGGCCAACTCACCCCGGCCGGGCAGGACTACATCCAGGGCAAGCTCGACAAGCTCACCGGTGTCCGCAAGGAGCGGCTCCGGTACGGCCGCTGGGCCGCCGCCGAAGGCGTCGTGTACGACGCCTTCGACCCAGCCGTCCACCTCATCGACACCATGCCGGACGGCTGGGAAACCTGGACCCGCTGGTGGGGCGTCGACTTCGGCTACGCCAACCCGTTCGTGTGCGGCTTCTGGGCCGAGTCACCCGACGGCGCGCTCTACCGGTACCGCGAGATCTACATGACCCGCCGACTCGTCGAGGACCACGCCCGCCAGATCCTGTCCCTCGTCCGCGCCCCGCGCGAGGGCCTGGACCGGCCGGCCGACCCGGACACCGCCGACGACTGGGAGTGGACCGAGCCGAAGCCACGCGCGATCGTGTGCGACCACGACGCCGAGGACCGCGCCACCCTCGAACGGCACCTGGGCATGTCCACCGTCGCCGCACGCAAGGCCCCCAAGGCCGGCCAGAATGATCTCGTTGGCTTGCAGGAGGTACAGGCCCGTTTCAAGGTCCAACCCAACGGGCTCGCACGCCTGTACATCCTGCGGGACTGCCTGGTCGAACGCGACAAGGAACTCGACGACGCCGGCCTGCCGTGCTGCCTCGCCGAGGAAATCCCCGGCTACGTCTGGCCAGCCGACGCCACCGGCAAGCCCGACAAGCGCGAACACCCCGTCAAGGAAAATGACCACGGCTGCGACGAGACCCGCTACATCGTCGCCGAACGGGACATCTCCGGACGGCCACGGGTCCGGTGGTTGTGATGGCCGTCCGCGCACTCCCGCCAGCTCCACGCCGCGTCACGCGGCAGCAGCTCGCCCGCGCCTGGCGGTCGAGCACCACCACGGCCAGGGCGGCCGCCGCGCGACTGCGCCGGCCAGCCCTGACCGCCGCCGGACTCGGCTGCATGTCCGCCGCCGCCTACCAACTCGCGGCCGGCTGGGGCCTGCTCGCCACCGGCGCCGCCGTGCTCGTGTTCGAGTGGCTGTCCGGCGGTGATGCCACGTGAGGTCGCTCGTCGGATCCCTCGTCAACGCCGCCCGTCGCCCCACCACCACCCCAGTGCCGTACGGGCGGGACGGGCTGCGCGGGAACCTGTTCGGCACGACAGCGCGGGACCGGGACTCGCAGATGCGGCAGGCCGAGTCCAACGGGTTGCTGTGGCAAATCGTGCACCGCACCTCGACGTCCCTGGCCAAAGTGCAGTGGCACCTGTACGAGAAGACACCAGCACGCGAGGTCACGACCGACCGGGTCGAGGTGTTCGACCACCCCGCGATGCGGGTGCTCAACGACCCCAACAACTTCATGACCCGGTTCAGCCTGCTCGAACGCGCCCAACAGCACCAAGACCTCACCGGCGAAAGCGACATCGTCGTCGTGCAGGCACCGGTGATGGGCGGGCTGCCGATCGAGCTGTGGCCCGTGATGCCCTCCCGCATGGAGCCAGTGCCGTCCGCCAACAAGTTCCTGGCCGGCTGGATCTACACCGGCCCGTCGGGCGAGCAGATCCCGCTGGAAGTCGGCGAGGTCATCCAGAACGCGCTACCTCACCCACGCGACCCGTACCGCGGGCTCGGCCCGGTGCAGGCCATGATGACCCGCCTGGACGCCAGCCGGTACAGCGCCGAGTGGAACCGGAACTTCTTCCTCAACTCCGCCCAGCCCGGGGGCCTGATCCAGGTCGACAAGCGGCTCTCGGACGACGAGTGGCGCGAGCTGGTCGAACGCTGGAACGAACAACACAAGGGCGTCACCCGCTCCCATCGGGTCGCGGTGCTCGAACAGGGCGAGTGGATCTCCAATGCGCAGACCATGGTGGACATGCAGTTCGCCGAGCTCGAACTCCAAGGCCGGGACCGACTGCTGGAGGCGTTCGGGATCGGCGGCCCGATGATCGGTGTGGTGGAGAACGTCAACAGGGCCAACGCCGACGCCGCCGAGGTGATGTTCGCCCGCTACCTGACCGAGCCACGCGCCGCCCGCTGGTGCGACGTGCTCAACCACCGTCTCCTGCCGATGTTCGGGGACACCGCGACGAACCTGGAGTTCGACTTCGACTCGCCCGTGCCGGACGACGTCGAGCTGGACAACGCCACCACGACGACGAAGGCGAACGCCGCGTACACGCTCGTGTCGGCCGGGTTCCAACCGGACGACGTGACGGATTACCTCGGCATGCCGCGGATGCGGTACGTCGGCCCACCCGCCGGCCTGATGGGACCCCGCCCGGGCGGGCCGCCCGCACCCGAACCAGCCGACAGCGGCCGGACGGGGATCAACGGGCACGCGGTGAAGGAGCTGGTGTCCTGATGCCTGCCATCGCGGTCCACCACACCGGCACCGAAACCTCCGCGTGGGACGGCCCCGCGGCGGTCGCGGCGATGCCGGCGGAGAAGGCGACGCTGCACTACTGCCACGCCTGGCAGGCCGCCGGCGCCGGGGACGAGAAGGGCGGCTACAAGTTCCCGCACCACCGCAAGCAGGGCGGCCCGGCGAACATCCCGGCCTGCCACAACGCGCTCTCCCGGCTGGCCGGCGCGAACATCCCCGACGCGGATCGGGCCGGGGTGCGGTCGCACGTGCAGGCCCACATCAACGACCACGCCAAGAAGACCGGTGGCGACAACCTGGGAGGTTTCGCGGTGGCCAACCTCGACGTGTGGGCCCGCGCGGCCAGCCTCGGCAACCTCACCAACGAGGCCCGGCTGGCCGCGCACGCCGTGCGGGTGCAGCAGCTGTCGGCGCGGGCGGATTGGTTCCGGCTCACCGACTCGACGGACGGTGTGGCGCCGGCGACGCTGCACCTGTACGACGAGATCGGGTTCTGGGGTGTCACCGCGGCGGACTTCCAGCAGGCGCTCGTCGCGGTGTCCGGGCCGTCCCTGACCGTGCACATCAACAGCCCCGGTGGGGACGTGTTCGACGGGATCGCGATCTTGAACATGTTGCGTGCGCATCCACTGCCGGTGAACGTCGTCATCGACGGGCTCGCCGCGTCGGCCGCCAGCTTCATCGCGCAGGCCGGCGACACCGTCACCGCCATGCCCAACTCCCAGATGATGATCCACGATGCGTCTGGTGTCGTGCGCGGCAACCAAGCCGACATGCTGGAGATGGCGTCCCTGCTGGACAAGGTGTCCGACAACATCGCCTCGGTGTACGCCAAGCGGGCCGGCGGTGACGTCGCCGACTGGCGCGCGGCGATGCGCGCCGAGTCCTGGTACACCGCAGACGAAGCCGTCGCCGCCGGCCTCGCGGACACGGTCGGCGAGGTGCGGCAGAAGACCGACACCACCAACACCGCCAGCGGCGTGTGGAACTTCTCGTCCTACACCTACCACGGCCGCGCCCACGCGCCGGCCCCGAAGACCCCGGCAGCCGATCGGGCGGCGGCACCGGTCTACGACTCGGCCGCCCTGCTGGCCGAGCTACGCACCGCGTTCACCCTCAACCCGAAGGAGGCGGCCCAGTGACCGCACCCACGATGCCCACCACCGCCGCCGAGCTCGAAGAGAAGATGCACGACGGCGGCGACTTCCTGGACATGCTGTCCAACCCCACTCGCAAGACCGAGCGCGCGGAGTGGCTGAAGAACTACGCGCTGGCCGTGAACAAGCGCGACCAGGACCTGAAGGAGCAGATCCGCGTCGAGGTCCAGAAGGGTCTCCAGGAGCTGTTCAAGCAGAACGGCGTCACCGACTTCGAGCCGAAGCGGCCCGACCTGTCGCCGATCGACGCGCACGGCATGCCGCAGAAGCTGCCCACCTACACGATCTACAACAAGAAGGCCCGCGGCGCGGTGTTGGACAAGGAGTTCGAGTCGCTCGGCGCGTTCCTGTCCAAGGAAGGTATCTGGCGTGACGGTGCACGCGCCGCGCTGGCCGAGTCGCGGGAGCGGCTACAGCGCGTGCAGAACGCGTTCGGCACCGACGTGCCCTCCGATGGCGGGTTCCTGGTGCCGGAGGTGCTGCGCGCGAACCTGCTCAAGGTGGCCCTGGAAACCGCGGTGGTGCGCGGCCGGGCCATGGTGATCCCGATGGAGAACCCGCGGGTGCCGTTCCCCACGATCGACTCCACCACCAACGTGGGCAGCGTCTACGGCGGCATCACCACCGGGTGGGTGGCCGAGGGCCAGGGCTTCACCCCGTCGTCCGCGAAGTTCGGGCGCGTCGTGCTCGACGCGAAGAAGCACTACGCCTACGCGGAGGTCCCGAACGAGCTCCCGCAGGACAGCGTGTTGGCGTTCGACGCGTTCCTGAACCAGACGTTCCCGCAGGCGTTGGCGTTCTCCGAGGACGTCGTGTTCATGACCGGCAACGGCGCGCAGGAACCCGAGGGTTTCCTCACCGCGGCCAACTCGTCGATCGTGACCGTGGCCAAGCAGTCCGGGCAGGCCACGAAGACCCTGGTGTGGGAGAACCTGGTCGCGATGTACGCCCGGATGTTCCCGTCCAGCCTCGGCCGCGGCATCTGGCTCGCATCGATCGACACGTTCCCCGAGCTCGCGACCATGGCCCTGTCGGTCGGTACCGGCGGTGGCCCGGTGTGGCTGGGGAACTTCCAGAACCCCGGCTCCGAAGCCCCACCGGTCAGCATCCTCGGCCGCCCGGTCGTGTTCACCGAGAAGGCCCCCAGCCTCGGCGCGGCCGGCGACATCTCGTTCGTGGACCTGTCCTACTACCTGATCGGTGACCGGCAGATGATGACCGCCGCCGACAGCCAGGACTACAAGTTCGCCAACGACATGACCGCCTACCGGTTCATCGAGCGCGTCGACGGCCGCTCCTGGCTGCGGTCCGCGATCACCCCCGCCAACGGCGGCAACACGCTGTCCGCGTACGTCCAGCTCCAGGCCCGCTGACCAGGAAGGCACAGATCGATGTACTCGCTGGGACGGCTGATCGACGCCGTCGACATCACCCAGACCACGTTCACGAAGTGGGTCGCGCTCAAGCGGGCCGGCACGATCACGATCTTCGCGATCGCGGCGTCCACGACCGGGAACATCACGGTCGAGATCGCGCAGGACGCCTCCGGCACCGCGGCCGAGGACTACGCGCCCGGCTCGGCGGTCGCCGCGGAGGGCATCACCACCTGGCACGTGCAGCAGGGCGGCGTGTGGGCGAAGCAGACCCAGGCGGCTGCGGCGACCGTCGCCACGACCACTGGGTCCGGGGACATCACCGCGATCCAGATCGACACCCACCGGATCCCGGACGGGTTCGACTACATCACGGCGAAGCACGCCAACGCGAAGCTCCTCGCGGTGCTCGGTGACCTGGAGGTCCAGCGCGCACCCGAGAACCTGTCCAGCCTGATCGTCTGAAAAGGACACTACGATGAGTGTGCTCATTCAGGGGTCGCAGATCCGGCAGATCCTGCTCGGCACCAAGGTCGACCGGGCCACCGCGACGATCCCGCAGACCGCGGCGCAGAACATCTTCACGGTGGCTGGCGGCCGGGTCCTGGTCACGGGGCTGGTTGGCACGGTGACGACGGTGATCGGGTCGACCGCGACGACCGCGAAGGTGACGTCCACGCCGACGACCGGGTCGGCGGTGGACATCGCGACCGCCACGGCGATCACGAGCCAGGAGGCGGGGTCGATGCTGACGCTGCCGCTGACCGCGAAGGGTGCGCTGGTGGTGAACAACGGTGGCGGCGGCGGGCAGCTGCCGGCGCACGAGCCGTACGTGGTGCCGGCCGGCGCGATCAGCTACACCACCTCGGCGTCGACGACCGGCTCGATCTCGTGGTCGCTGACCTATGTGCCGTTGGACGACGGCGCCACCGTCACCGCCGCATGAGGCACCGGCCCGGGGTGTTCTGCTTCCCCCGACTGGGCACCCCGGGCCGGCCCACCGATCGAGTGTGAGGAGGACGCGATGCCGGAACTCGTTCGCGGGCTCGGTGATGACCCGCGCGATCGGCCGGTCGCGGTGACGGTCCACACCAGCCGCGCCCATCTGATCACCGGGGAGGTGGACGAGGAGTGTCGTGGTGGGACCTCTACACCATCGGAGTCGAAGCCGCCCAGCTCCAGCAGCAGTGGCGGGACACCCCGATCCCGTCGTGCCCGAACGACGGAGAACCCCTGACGCAGGG